GACCTGGTCCCCGACCTGGTCCCCGACCTGGTCCCAGACCTGGTCCCAGACCTGGCCCCTGACCTGGCTGACCTGGCCCCCGACCTGGCCCCCGACCTGGCCCCTGACCTGGCCCCCGACCTGGCCCCTGACCTGGTCCCAGACCTGGTCCCAGACCTGGCCCCTGACCTGGCCCCTGACCTGGTCCCCGACCTGGTCCCCGACCTGGCCCCTGACCTGGCCCCTGACCTGGCCCCTGACCTGGCCCCCGACCTGGCCCAGCATCGTAGAGCCGATGGTGCCGGCGAGCGGCGAGTCGAGCCACAGCACGACGTGCGGTGGCTTCAGCCCGGCCTCGCGGTACGCGTTGTTGACGCCGCGGACGGCTTCGGCCCGGTCGGCGCGTTCGGTGGACAGTCCGTGTGCGAGCCATTCGTCACGGACGACGGCTATCAGGTCCAGCTGCTCCGTTGTGAGTGACTCGATGCGCTTCATGCGATCATCTCCTTGTCTGGCGCCCCGTCTGGCTGCAAAACCTTTGGCGGGGCGCTGTGGCGTTCCGTGGTCTTTTGGTGGGGCCCGACCCGTGCACCCCTCAGGAAACGGGCCGGGCCCCGTGCCGTCACCTATCTGGGGAGGTGGGTGACGGCAGCCGCGCTGCTACCGGCTCGCTGACCCGGGAGCGCGGGGTTTTCTTGCGCGATCGGGGCCAAGTCGTAGTCGATCATTTCGTCGCATATCTTCTGGTACTCCTTCACCTCGTCACCGCCAGTAGGAGCACGTCGGCCAGGGCGCAGCCGGCGGCGAGGCCGAGGCCAAAGTTTCGTAGCCACAGCAGGGCTTTCGGCACCGGCTTGGGTAGTGGCGGTGCGTCGGGGTGGGGTGAGCCGGGTGCCGGACCACTGCGGCGGGCGAAGATGAGGGTGTCGGTCATGGCTTCGGCTCGGTGATGCCGTGCCGCTCAAGGAGTTTGGTCAGGTCGTCGAAGCGGTCGGAGAGGTGGGCGGTGTCTTTTTCGGTTCGGGCAACTCTTACTTCGGCCCTGTCCTGGCGCGCTTCGAGGCGGCGGATCATCTCCTGCTGGCGGCCGATGTGGTCCTCGATGGCATCGACGCGGCGGCGGTCGTCAGGGGCGAGGAGTTTGCGGTCGGCGCTGTGTACCTTCCGCCACGCCGCGGCCATGCGCCGCTTGGCCCTCTTGTGCTGGCCGCGGGCCAGGCCTTCGTGTTCGAGTGCTTCGACCATCCGGTAGCCGACGAGGCGCACGCGGGTAAAGGTTCTCTTCATTTCGTCCTCGACCTCGCGGACGGCGCGGTGGAAGGCGCTGCGCACGCTGGCATGTGGTGCGTCAGGGATGAGCCCGAGCAGCTCGTGGTCTTCGACCACGTCGCCGATTTCCATGGTGGATAGTCGGTCGTAGACGATCTGCCATTGCGGCTGGTCAGCTTTGGTTTCGAACATCACTCACGCTCCCCTTATCGGTTCCCTGCCTCGCCTAGCCACGCCTAGCCTGGCCGCGCCTTGCGTGGGCGTGTGGGCCTCGAACCCACATGGCTGCCAGCCGCCCGCCATCCCCTGCCTCGCCCAGCCACGCCTAGCCTCGCCCAGCCGCGCCTCGCCGAGCCGTGCGTGGGCGTCGGAGACTCGAACTCCGATGTGTGCCACCTCGCCCGCCATCCCTGCCCAGCCTGGCCACGCCTCGCCTCGCCCAGCCATGCCCGGCCATGCCCGGCCCGGCCTCGCCATGCCACGCCAAGTCACAGTTCGGCGACCTCCACCGAGTAGCGCCCATACATGAGGCGGTAGTCGCCGATGCCTTCCATCTCGCCCGCCATCCGCGCGACCTCCGCGAATTCGTCGAAGTCGATGACACGCGGGTCGATCAGGCAGTCAGCCTCGAAGGCCCACGCCCGGAAGATGGGCCGGCAGCGGTCGATCTTCGCGGCCTGGACCCGCACAGTCCGGACGTCGACGTACTCGGACTCGCCGTCGCCCCACAGGCCCACGAGATCGCGCGGTCCTTTGTAGATCAGCGGGTACTGCAGCTCCGTCACGGTGACGCCCCGCTCGATCTTCTTCCCGGCCTTAGTAAGCCTCGCCCCGTTGATCAGCGAGCGGTACACGTTCGGGCCGGGCACGTAGGGGCCGATGTACGGATCCATGTAGAGGGAGCCCTCCCACTCGACGTGGGCGATCTCCATCCGGTCCTCGTCGGTTTTGATGCGCTTCGCGTTCATGGCCTTGAGCCGCTTCGCGTACGAGTTCAGCGGGGAGGCTAGTTGCACGTTGTGCATGAGTACCGGGCGTGTGCCCGTGGCGTTGATCCTTACCTTCATGCCATACTCCCTTTGGTGGTGGCCCTCACAGAGATGTGGGGGCCGCTTTCTGTTGCCCCTGCCTCGCCTCGCCCAGCCTCGCCCGGCCATGCCCGGCCCGGCCTCGCGTGGGTGTGTGGGTATTCACGCGACACCGGCCTCGGCGTTGTCGCTGTCGAGGATCGCCTCGACGCCAGTGAGCCGGCCGAGGCGAAATGGCTCGGTCATGCGGATCGTCCCCTTCGAAGTGCCGGGAAGATGTGCCTCGCGACGAACGAGGCCAGTCGGGCGATGAGACGTCCAGGTCCGGTGCCGCTGCCACCGCCTGGCCCAGTGCCGGATCCTCCGGTGCCAGACATCAGGCGACCTCGTCCTGTTCGGCCTCGCGCTGAGCGATGAAGGCCTGACACGCGGACCGGCTGATCAGTCGGCGGTTGCCGTCGCGGAAGGTCTTGATCTTCTTGGTGCGAACGTGGTCCCAGAGGCGTCGCGCGCTGATCCCGATGAGCTCCGCCGCTTGCGGCACGGAGTAGGCCAGCCGTTCAAGATCCGGATCGCTGTTGCTGATCGCGTCAGAACTCGGCTTAGTGCGATGCATGACGGTGACCATAGCGCACCGCGATGAATCGCGGTGGTCATCCGTTCGGATGATTCCCTGGGACACCTCTTTGACTACGGTCATTGCTATGCACAGCGATGCAGTAATGGAGTGGGGCCGGACAGCCGGCCTCGGCCCCAGCAAGCCGCGGTACCGCCGATCGCGGCACCAGTGTCACCGGGACAGCCGACCCACAAATCGCACCGAGCATTGGTCCATGTCGCCGCCATCGGAAGACCTGATCCGCGTCCGCTTCGCTCGCTTCGTCGAGCGATCCCTCTCGGCGGCCCGCTACCGCGGCATGACCGACAAAGACATCGAGCGGGCCACCGGCGTCATGTCCAGCACGTTCCACCGATGGCGCCGCGGCGACGTGCGCACCATGCCAGGACTCAACAAGGTCCGCGCCTTCTGTGCCGGCATCGGCGTCCCCATCGACGAAGCCATGGCCGCGCTCGGCATCAGCGGCGAACGGGACACCGCAGAACCGGAGCCCCCGATGGACCCCAACTACAAGCTGATCATGCGCCGCCTCAACGATCCGACCACGCCAGCCTCAGAGAAGTTGTTCATTCGCGAGTCGCTGGCCATGCTCGCTGAACGGTCCCGTCGACGCACCGAGGGGACCGGCTGATGCCCCGCCAACCCAACGGCCGGCCATCCATCTACGAGGGGGCCGACGGCTGGTGGCACTGCTACCTGACGGTGGGGAAGAAGCCGGACGGCAAGCTCGACCGTCGCCACATCCGAGGCAGAACAGCGGCCAAGGTCGCCGAGGGAATCGAGCGCCTACAGGAGAAGCTGCGCATCGGGCATGTCCCGAAGGTGGGCACCGCCCCGACGATCGGCAGCTGGCTGGAGGAGTACCTGACCGCGGTCGCGCCGCGGCGGGTGCGGGCATCCACCCTGCAAGGCTACGAGTCGACGCTGCGGCACAACGTCATCCCTGCCATCGGCCACATCAGGATGAGTCGGCCGCTGGCCGAGATGGTCGGCGCGATCGAGGCGTTCTTCACCGTCTTCGAGCGTCGCGCGGCCCCGGCGTTCGCGTTGCAAACCTTCCACGTCTTGAGCGGTGCGTTGAAGGTCGCCACCAAGCGCGGGCTACTGCCTCGCAACCCGTGCGACCTGGTCGACAAGCCCACCGGCGGCGGCAACCCGGAGGTCGACCCGCTCAGCGTCGAGGAGATCCGACGCGTCCTCGACGCCGCTGCCCGGGTCGGTGCGCTGGCCCGATGGTGGGTTGCCCTGGCCCTGGGCCTGCGCCAGGGCGAGGTGCTCGGCCTGATGTGGGACTACGTCGACCTGGACGGGCCGGTGCCGAGCCTGAGGGTGCAGTGGGAGCTGATCCGGCTCAAGTGGCGCCACGGCTGCGAACAGCCGTGCGGCAAGCGGCCCGCCTCGTGCCCGTCCCGGACCGGCGGCGGTCTGGTGTTCACCCCACCCAAGTCGAAGAAGGGCAGGCGCATCCTGCCACTGCCCGAAGTCCTGGTGCAGGTCCTCAAGGAGCACCGTCGGTTGCTGCGCGAGCTGCGCATGGCCGCCGGGCCGCGCTGGAACCGGATCGTCGGCCCGGACGGCGAGTCGGGGGGCCTGGTCTTCCCGCGCGACGATGGACGCCCGACAGATCCGCGCCAGGACTGGGGCCAATGGAAGGACGTTCTCGTGGCCGCCCGGGTCCGGGTGGTCGAGCGGGTCGCCCAGCGCGGGCGTAAGGCCGGCCAGGAGTACGTGACGTCGAAGGTCCGAGTGCACGACGCCCGCCATGCTGCCGGTACGGAGATGTTCGCCCGGGGCATGGAGCGGCGGGAGATCATGGAGTGGATGGGCCATTCGCAGATCTCGGTGTCGGCCCGGTACACCCACGTGAGCCCGGAGTTGATGGCGCTCAGGGCGGAACAGATGAATGCCGCGTTGCAGGTGATGCAACCACGCAGTGCAACCACGCGGGCCGATGGATCATGGTGACCGTGACGGACGTGCAGGTCAGGCATGGTGGGGCGGACGGGACTCGAACCCGTGACCGAGCGATTATGAGTCGCCCGAGAGGCACTGCATGGGGGTGCATTGTCCTGTTTCAGAGGTACTTTGCACCCCCATGCAATGCATGTCAGACCTATGCAGTGCAACCACGATTGCAACCACAGCTCAGTCGTCTGTGACCCTTCGCGCCAGTCGACGCATCGCCGCCACGGTGGCCGGAGAGGGCAATACGTCTTCGTCGCGGGGTCCGGGCGACGGGTGGTACATGAGGGGAAGTTCGCCGGATTGCATGCGCGTCCGCCGATCGATCTTGTCGATTGACTCCACGACGTCCATGGCGACAATCCGGGCGACTAGCACGATGATGCCGGTCGCTAGACCGATAAAGATCATCAGATTGAACGGGGGTGGAAGTACGGGATCGCCGGCAGCCACTAGTGCGACGTAGACCGCGACGACCGCGACGGTGACGACGAGCAGCGTGACCAGTAGCGTCCGGTCCAGGTTCGGCGCACCTGAGCCGGCGCGCCTTGATTGAGTCATGACACCTCCACGGGTTTGGGCGAGCCCCGAGGATGTCTGTTCTACTCCGCCTCACCATCCGGTAGTGACCCACCGAATGGATACAGTGAGCAACCAGTCGGCTACCTATGGATTGTCATCCTTGCTAGTAGGGTGCTCCGGCACGAACACGCCGAGCCCCTGTTGGCCACGAAGCTCTCCCAGCTCGATCAGCAGCGATACGGCGTGGCGCACGGTGGCGCTGGTCAGGGTTTCGCTCACGAGTCGGGCCCGGTAGAACTCCACCAGCTCGGCAGTCGAGGGCAGCTTGGAACCTGGCGGCCACTCGCCAGCGGCGATGCGGGCCCTGATGTCGATCATGATGCGGCGGTAGAACGATTCGGACATGGTGGCTGTGCTCCCGGCTAGACCATCCGAGTCCACACGATCACCTCCCCAACTTCAAGACCAACCTTGACATTACCAGCATTACTAGCAATGCTGGAATGGTCTCCTCCGGCTAGACACCCTTCGGAGACAAGTCGGGCGCGGGGGCTTACCGCAGTAGCTGGCCGCGCCCGACACCCCGCGGCGGGGTCGAGGCCACTACGGCCTCCCCGCCGCGGTCTAGAGCCCCCGCCCTGTCCGGGGGCAGTGCACCACCCGGCCGTACGTGACCTGTCTCCGTACGGCCGGGCCCTACCCAAGGGGGCGACCGTGAGTCTGCTCTTGACCGAGGCGATCAGGCGTTGGGCCGCGTCCGGCGAAGACTCTGGACTCGAAGACCTGGCCGGGTGGGTGTTCGCCGACCTGGTGGCGCAGGATCTCAACCCGGAGCCGTACTACTGCGCGGCCCCGCCGCCGAAAGCGCCGCCCATGCAGATCCCGGTGATCCGCGGGCGGATCTAGCCGTTCACCTGGCGGATCAGCACGTCGAGCCCGCTGTCCGGGTGGTAGGACCAGGAGGCGCTGAAGTCGGCCCAGGTGTCGCTCTGCCGGCCGTCTAACGCCCGGGTGGAGGCCATCTCGCGCATCACGTAGTCGGGTGTCTTCAGTGCCCGCAGGATGCACTGCACCTGCGTCACGCTGAGGTTCCCGGAGCCGTCTTGAGAGCCTGCCATATCCAGGTACAGGGTCCGGTCGCCGTCGGAGATTTCGCCCGTGGAGCCGCAGGACAGATACGCGGTGCGCAACTCGGTGGGCTTCGGAGCCATCAGATCCCGCGGATTGTTCTTCGTGAAGTAGGCGCCGGCGCCGATCGCGCCGCCGCTGATCAGTAGCACGAGGAAGGCCAGCGCGATCAGCATCCAGCGAACCCAGCGGCGCCGAGGCTTCGACTGTGGCGCGGGAAGGACTGAGGACAGCGTGAAGCTTGGCTCTGTCATTCCGCTGAGGGTGACGGGTCGATGTCCTGATCGCCACTGGCCGAACGGCCGGCCGGATCTGGCCGGTAATCCAGATAGGCCCGGCTGCATGGGTCATTCGGGTGCAGGTCAGGCAGACCTGAATGTGCCTCGTCACTCCTCTGGCCGCCAGGACGGGTCGTAGCCTTCGCGGTCGGCATACGGGAGGGCGAGGTGCTGAAGGCGAAGCCGATCCATCACTGACTCGCTGTCGTCGGCCAACTCCCCGATGATCTCGTCAAGGAGCCAACGTTTGGCACGAACCTCGCCCAGCACGCGGGCCGGATCCCAGCGAGGGATGTGGTCCCACGCGCCCTCGCAATACACCCAATCGACGACGATCTCTTCTGTGGCGTGATCTGCGATGATCATGCCGCCGTCGCGGGTCCAGACCTGATGGCGACAGGATCTCGCCATCCGCTCATCCTCATCGATCTGGGCGCGTAGCCAGGTCACAAGGTCATTCATCGTCTCGTCCTCTCGCCGGCGGCCGCTTTGGCAGCTTGCCGCCTTCCTCTCGCAGCGTCCACGACATGAAGGCCCGGATGGCGTGAGCACGGTCGCCGACGGCGTCGCCGAAGCGGGCCCAGAGATCCGGGTCGACGCGGATTGTCTGCTTGGGTGTTCCCTTCGTGGGCATGGCATCACTGTATACCCACCCCCCTTGACGGTGGGTACCCACCGTGCTAAGCTTTGGGTACAACAGAAAAGCAAGGCCTCACAACGAAGGGAATCGACATGAGCACTTCCGAAGACAAAGAGCTGGCGCAGATCGAGAAGAACCACCAGCTGGGGGTCAACTCAGGCTGGTACGACGCAACGCATTGCGTCTACAAGCTGGCCCAGGAGCTACCGAAAGAGCAGCGCAATCTCGTCATCGACAAAATCTGGCGCCCCCTCTCCGACGAGGCCGATCGGCTGTACGACGCCACTCACCAGTCCTGACACCTCCGGTGGGGCTCGGCGCAATCCGAGCCCACGCCGTGGCCGTCAGGCCGACAACACAACGAAGGGAAACAAGATGAGCGGCACGACTACATCCATCACGTACGGCTCGCAATTCAGCCACCAGGAGACCGCAGATGGGATCCTCGGGTACATCAATGGCGGCGAGTACACCGAGGCTCAGACCGATGCGCTGTTGGCGGCTTTCATGGACGCAATGTGCATCGAGGTGGACCAGCGTCTGGCCGCGGTCGGCGCGACCTGGCTACCGGCCACTTCGGAATTCCTGATCGACATCGATGACGTCGACTCCCTCCCCGATAGCGACGCGATGGCCGACCTTTTCGATCAGGCGTGGGCGGCGGTGGAGGCCAGGTTCGAGGAGATCGAGGCCGCCGTAGTCGCGCCCTAACGGCCCCCCCGGCCGCAGATGGTTGTGGGGGCTAGCTCAACCGAAGTGAACTAGCCCCCACAAGCCCCGCAGCGGCGGGGAGCGCAGGGCACCGCCGTTGCGGGGCCTACCAAACAAGGATCATCCCCGCGGCATGCGGGGAGTAGAACACCCAGGATCTTAGCACCGGATGAGAGAGGAAGGGCCCACCATGGCCGCCAAAAACAATGCCGAGTACGGCTACGAAGCCGGATGGATGGACGCCCGCGAAGTGGTCTACGCCGCCATGAAGGCCGAGCCCGACTCGATGACCCTGCGCGACCTGTACGAGTCGATGGGGCCCGAGGTACGCGCGGCAAAGGTCGCTGCGTACATGCGAGAGGTAGACGCGTAACTGGTCGCGACAGAGGCGCCGCACCTACCCCGAGAGGGGGTCGGGTGCGGCGCCTTTTTTGTCCCCTGGATCAGACGTGATCCTACCGCTCAGGCGTCGAGCGCCGCGCGGACGAAGCAATCCTTGGCCTCAAGAAGCTTGCGCAGTCCGGCCGTCAGTTCGGGCCCGTCCGGCAACTGCGCAACCATGCTGGCGGCGTAATCGTGGGCTTCCTTGCTCACTGCCTGTAGATGCGCGGGCAGGTGGTCATAGACGAAGTAGCGGGCGATGCCGGCAACTCCTGGGTGGCGACCTTCGACGTTCATGTCCCTACCTTCGTTCCGTCATCCCAGACGAACTCGCCGCGCTCGCCGACCGGGCGGTGGATCTGGCAGTTCACACAGTAGGTGGCTCCGTAGAAGCCCGGCTCACGGGCGTAGGTCTCGGCGATGGCCTGGCTCATCGTGGTTTCTGTGCCACAAACGCTGTGCGCGTAGGACCGCCGGACCGGACGGACGAAGCCCCTGGCTCGCTCGTCTTCCGATAGCACCAGGTAGACGGGGGCCTGCGCTACGGGGCGGCCGTCGAGGGACTCCGCGCCGTGCGTCAGGCGCGGGTCCTGAGGGTCAGTGGTCAGCTCAGCCATGTCAGGCGAGTCTCCTTGCGGTCAGGTGGTCGTACAGGACCTTGACATGACGGGCGTCGGCCAGGGCGTTGTGTGGCAAAGGACCACGTGGTCATAAGCCGCGTAGTCGGCCCAGAGTTCAGGCGAGTCATCGGCCAGTAGGAAGTCTCGCACGGCATTACGGATGAACCGTCGACTCACCACCCGGTTGTCCCTGGCGTCCAAGTAGAACTTGCCGGCGTACTGCGCATGCGGTTGTGTTATAGGATCCTTCGCCCGCAGCGGCAGGCTGGGTACGACTTTCTCCATCAGCCACTTGTGGCGGCCGATGCGCTCATATAGCTGTGGATCGGACTCGATATCTTCACTGACCAGATACAGCTCCCGGGCATCCTCGGCAACGATGCCAATGGAGATCAGATCGATGGTCCGGCCGTCCTCCAGGAACTCGGTATCGTAGAAGTACCTCACATCAGACCAATCTCCGTGCGGTCATGAAGGCGTAGATCGTCGACACCTTGACGCCCTGAGATGGGGTGGCTGCCTCGACGACCTTGCCGTCGCCGATGTAGATCGACACGTGGCCATGGTAGGGCCAGAGGATGTCGCCGGGGGCCAAATTGGCGCGGGACACCGAGCGGCCGTAGGCCAGGATCGACTCCGACTGGTGGGGCAGCTTGATGCCGATGTGCGCGTAGGCGGCCATGACCAGGCCGGAGCAGTCGAAGGTGCTGGGCCCGGCTGTACCCCACACGTAGGCCTTGCCGACCTGGGCCCGGGCGTACGCTACGACGGCGCCCGCCGAGCCGCTGGCGAGCACCGGGGCCGGCTTGGCGGGCGTCTTCGCGGCCGTGGTGACCGCGGCGCCGGCGCAGGCCAGGGTGATCCGCTGGCCCGGGAAGATCAGATTCGGGTCGGCCACACCGGACGCGGCGGCCAGAGCAGGGTAGGCCGCCGCGTGGCCGCAGTGCCGGGCCGCGATCCGGGACAGGGTGTCGCCGCGGACCACGGTGTAGGTGCCAGCCTTGGCAGCCTTGGCAGCCATGAGGGTTTGATTGATTGATTCCCTCATCGGTGCTGACACGGAAAACGCGGCGACTGCGCCGGGGGGTGGCACAGTCGCCGCGTGGGCGGGGCTTGCGATGCTCAGGCTCGCCACAAGGGCGGCAAGGGTAACCGCGAGTCTTCCTGGCATTGGGTGCTCCGGGGTAGGCCCGGGGCATCGCGCTTACGGCTGCCAAGTCCACGTGCACCTGCATACCGACCCGGGGCATGGACTTGGCGCTCGGCTAAACCATAATCATGATCTGGCCTGAATTGTTATCGCTGCTGGTCAGACGGCGTGTCGTGTCAGAACGGCCAACCTGCCTTGCCCGCGGACTCCAGCAGCGGGATCAGCCGGAAGGCCGCATCGGACAGGCCGCCGAAGGTATGGCGGGTACCGAGACCTGACGGTGCGTGTCCGTGCTGGTAGCCGGCCAGGTTCCAGGTATAGACCGGCACATGCTTTGGTACCGCAGCGGTCACGTCGCCGTCGCCGTGGGCCTGCTCGTCGGTGACGATGACGACCCGATCGTGCCCGGCGTACCAGCGCTGCACCGCAGCCGCCGTATAGGTACCGCCGCCGGCACGCGGGAACGCCTCGATCAGCCTGAGCAGCGAGCCGCCCTTAGGCACGTCGACCCGGCCGGAGCTGGTGTCGAACCACACCAAAGTCGGGTCGGTCCGCATGGCCAGTCCGGCGCCGAACACCTTCGCCACATCGGCACGGGACATGTCCGAGTTGCGTCCGCCGGCGTAGTCGCACATCGATCCGGACAGGTCAACAAGAATCAGTGTCCGACCGTCCAATGTGGGCACGTTCGCCAGTGACGCGGTCAGGCCCAACTCCAGTGCATGGCCCCACCGTAGTGAGGGCGCTGCACGGTATGCGGCGAGGAAGCGGAAGGGGAACTGCCTCGACTTCGCGACCTGCTCCGGGTCGGCCAGTCGCGCCGCGACCGTAGCCGCGACCCCGTCGGGGACTCCCGACTCGTCGAAGTTGCGCAGGTTTCGTAGCAGCGCCATGTAGCCCATGGACGGTACGAGCGCCGACCAGAGCGCGGCCTTGTCGACCTTCGATCCGACCAGCGACAGCGCGTCTTCCCACGTCATCCCGGCCCACTTCAGGGCGGCAGGGTTGAGCATGACGCCCGGGTCTGTGTCTGCAGCCGCACGAAGCTGCGCGTTCGCGGCGAGCATGCTCAGCGACTCGGCGCACGCCTGGTCGCGGTTGTGCCGGCGAGCCAGGGCGCAGGCGAACAGGGCGCCCTGCCACGGCGCCTTGGGTGTTGGGTGGGTCAGTTCAAGGACGTCTGCGAAACGGAAGCCCTTCGATCCGGTGTCGTACTTGAGCAGGCTGTACTCGTCGTACATGGCGGTGGCGCCGTCGGCGATGGCCCTCTTGACAGGCTTGGGGATGGCCCGGCCGTACCGGGACGTCCAGTAGGCCAGGGCTTCGCCTGGCTCGTCTGCCCGGCGAAGTACCGACTTGACGATCTGCCGCGAGCCTGGCTTGCCGGCCGCCAGGAGTGCCCGAGCGGCCTCCAGCGCTCCGACCAGAGATGCGCTCCGCATGTTGCCCTCGGCACGTAGCCAGCCCAGGAACCTTGCCGTCCAGTCCTGGTCCTCTAACGCCACCTGGGCCACGAGCCGTTCGTAGCGTTCGTTGCGGGCGTCGGCCCGCTCGTAGAAGGTGTTCTCGGCAACCATGTTCGCGACAGCCAGCAGGAATAGCTCGCTCTTGGCGTCGCGGGCGTATCCTGGCGCCCCTTCGTGGGTGAGGCCGGACGCGTGTACCTCGGTGACGATCGGCGACTGCGCCGCCGGCCTTGCCGCGGCGACATTGAACTTAGACACGAAAACGGCTCCTTCCCGACAAGGGAGGGAGCCGAAGTTCAGATATGGGTGCCCGAGATCAAAGCGGCCGGAGCGACGACTAGCGCCCGCGCTTTACAGCGGGAATGGTCGAACCCGCATAGTCCAATTAACAGTTGGAAGTAGCTCCAGCCTGCGCACCGGGCACCATCTGAAGTTGTGGCGTCTCCCGAGATCAAGACGCCCGCGGGTTTTTCTTTACAAGGAAGTATCCGCGGGCTGCGCACCGGGAGGTGCAGGGCCGAAGGTAGCACCCCCGGCCGACAGCGCGCGAACGGAAAACGCGTCACTGCTGGTCAGACGGCGTGTCACTCACGCCGAGTCCAGGGCAGCGCCCACGGCGACCAGATGAGATGTAGGGCCAGGAATGCCAGCCCGAGGTAGAGCAGGCTGAGCGTTCCGATCTTGGCCCCGAACAGGCCGAGCAGGAACACCACCAGTGCACATATCGCGAACATGATCACTCCTTCGGTGCGGTTGTTGTGTAGCGGCCCTGAACGAGCGGAGCGATAAACGGCTGATCCTTCACCGCCCCGACGTTGACTGTGGTCACCGTGTCCGGGGCCGGTGGCTGGGCCGGCCACGCCGAGGCGTTCGGATATCCCCACACGGCGATGCCAGAGATCAGAGTCGAGACAATGATCCGTACCCACTCGCCGGAGGCGACGCCCGCCCCGGCCGGGGAGTCGCCGACGGTCGCAGCCTGATAGAGGCTGGCGAACATAACCAGCGCGGCAATGATCGCCTTGGAGTATTTGGCCATGCGGCAACCCCCCGTTCTACTTGGATGGCCAGTCGTCGTGGTGCTGGATCTCCCACAGAAGCCACAGTCGACGGGTGAGCGCGATGCACAACTCGCCGACAACAACCGCGAATATCCACATCGGAACGTCCCACACCAGCGTCGCCAGCAGTGCGGCGAGGAGGGCCGCGATACCGGAGGTGACCGCCATGACGTTTCGCCCGATCGGCGATGTGCTCCACGGCGAGCGCAGAGCGTACACGGCGACGAAAACCGCGGCGATGACGAGGAGATAGAAAGCCTCGGCGATGACGAGGGTTCTCATGCCGGCCGCCGCCGGAAGGCCTTGTCCACCCGGGCGGCGAACTCGTCAGCGGTCAGGTCAGCGATCTCAGCCGCCCTCTTTGCCACCATGGGTGTTGTGTTCTTCGCGGCGGCCAACTTGGCCTCGGCATCCTTGCGGATGTCCTTCGAGCCGTTGAGGTGTCGCCGCCACGGCCACCTCACGGCAATGGGTCCTTGCGTCCGCCCAGCAGGATGCTTATCTGAGTCTTCTGTTCGCCCACTGTCATCTCCAGCGCCTTGATGGCTGCCCTCAGGTCGCCTACGCGGTCTTCGTGAGTCCTTCGCGGGATAAGCCAACCACGGACCAGCGCGGTGACGACGAGCGCCAATACGGATAGAGCCAGCATGGCCACGACTGCCCAGGGTCCACCCTGGATCGCTAACTTCTCCCACAATCGGGGCTCCTCTGTGCTGGGGTGTTGCGTCCGCGCCGGGGTCCAGGGCACGGATGACGCGGTTACTCCTTGCCGACGGCGCCGAGACTCTGGTCGGCGGGCACGTCAATACCCGCTTTGGTCAGGGCGGCTATCAGGGCGACCTGATAATTCTGGAGGTCGGTGCGCTGCTGATTGACGATGATGTGCACGCCTTCCACCTTGGACTCGATGGCCTTGGCCTTGCGCAGGATCGGCAGTAGCAGGGCCAGTGCGCTGATGACCAGGGCGCTGGCGGTCAGGACGCTGGCAATGGCGGTGATGACACCGGCAACAGTCGACTGGGCCACGGCTCAGCCCACGAGGCGCGCGGCCGCGTCGTCGTTGACGGCCTTGGCGATGGCCGCCAGGTCGACCGCTGCCGCGGGCCCGGTCACCTCCTGCCAGTCGGGTCCGGCGAGCGCGGACAGGGCCGGCTCGTCGGGGACCACTGACACCGGCCGGTCGCCCCAGGCGGCCTTGTACTGCTGCCACATGGGGTAGCTGAGCGTCTTGCGTCGGAATCCGTCGCTCAGATACAAGGTGTCGGATCCCTGGATCTTGAAAAGTCCGGGCATGTCATCCTCCGCTGGAGTTGGTGCGACCGGTGCGGGCGGTACGGGTGACCAGCCGCCCAGGTGTGTGGACTCGGTGTCGGTGCGGGCCGAGAGGTGCACGTGGTCGTAGTGCCCGGAGCTGGACTGCGCTATCCAGCCGTGGCGCACGTCGTAGATCTTGGCCTGCCAGATCAGGTACTTCAGCCACGGCATCCGCCCGGCCCGAGCCTCGGAAAGCCAGTACCCGAACAGCACAGCACAGTCCACACCGGACTCGGGGTGGTGCATGACATCGATAGCGTGCACGACCCATTCCGGGTTGGGCCTCGGGTATCCGTCGGCCGAATACGGGGTGTGGTCCTGCGGCGGGACGGCGCCGAGGTGGCTGGCGTCGCCGAGCGTGCCGAGCACCACGCTCGCGAAAGCGGCCCGCATCTTGGACTTGAGATCGACCAGTGGCGTGGTCAGGGTCCACGGTCGACCCAGGCGGTCCCAGACGTAGAACTCGGCGGCGGCCATCAGGCCGCCTCGTAGGTGCCGTTGCAGCTCAGGCTGTCGCCCGCACCCCAGCTGAAAGGAACCGTCGCGGTCACTGAGATCTTGTTGACGGTCGCACCCGAAGCGTTGAAGACTCCGATCTCCACAGTGCTTCCACTGATGAGCCACAAGACGCCGTCGTACAGATTGGTGGCGAAGTCCAGGAGTAGAGCGGATCCTAGGCGGTCCTCGTCCGCGGCGTACTCGGCGTGCGGGGCGACGGGCAGCGAGATCCGAGGGTTGGAGCCCACGGCGGACGTGCTGCCAAGTTTCATCTTGAATCGGTAATCCACCGTCTTGTTCAGCTGCCGGTATTTGGCCGTAATGATGCCGTTTCCCTGGGTCAGGTTCGTCAGCGTAGGAGGCCATGTTGTCCACGCGACGGTGAGCGCGGACAGGGCCAGGCCTAGCGTCTGTTCGTCGACGCCGCGCAGTTTCGCACCCGCCGCGAAAGAGGGGATTGCTGCGGTGAAGACACCCATCAGTCGCTCCTACAAGCCAAGTACGAAATCATTCTCCACCTCAATCAGCGTCTGATTGGCTTGAGCCTTCACGACACCGTTCACGCTTCGGGTGACGGTCATGGTCTGGAATCCGCCCGGCAGTACCACCGTGGCGGCGCGGGAGATTGCCGCAGCCCCGCCGGTGACCACCAGCGAGCCATTCTCGATCACGGCCGGTGCCGTCTGGATCTGGTAGGCGACGTACAGCGACTGGTCGCCGCCCGTCACCGTCGATGCCTCGATCATTTCCGTGAAACCGGCGGGCGGGGCCACCGAGGTGTAGTCGTCCTGCTTCCAGGCGAGCAACAGGATGACACTGCCGTCGAGGAGAGGCATGAGCCGCGGGTAGTTGATGTTCTGCGCCGACGCGTTGAGTTGGGAAAACTGGGCCTGTACCAAGCCGTTCAGGTCGGCCAGCGTGGTGGGCATGTTCCGGAACCCGAACGTCACCGCGGACACCGTGTCACCGGCCGCACCGCCTGATGGGGTGATGGTGGGTGCGCTCTCCGACCCACTGTGAACCTTCACAAACAGCGCAACGTTGTCCACGGCAGCCCACGTCGTCAGCCGCGTGTAGCCGGCCGGTGTGGCCAGCGTGCCAGCACCGCGAGTAGCCGCCACCACCCCGATCAGATCGCCAGTTGCCGCCCCGGCATAGATGGCCGGACTAACGGCCGCATTGTCGGCGTGACTCGCGGCGCCGACCGCGACGAATGTTGCCGCCGTGGTTGCGACAGCCGACACATCCATGCTTTCGCCGCCTGCCCGCACCCTGAGGTTGGGCACGAAGTCGTCGGCCACTGTGGTGAAGCGCCCGAAGTTCGGGTCGACGGCGATGCTCGTGGTGGTGCTGGTGTGGTCGCCGCGCAAAACAGCCTGGTCCGGGGCGAGTCGGCCCACGAACTCTCCCGCGTCCGCCGCCGTCTCGGCGAGGACGAAAACACTGTTAGGTTGCGCCGGGCTAAGGTTTAGCGTCGCATCCCACCTGAAGGTCCCCAACTCTTCGCGGTAACCCTCCAGGAATGCGGGCATGCTGTCCGGCTGGTACTGCGACGGTGGACTGGTGATCAGGATTTTCGACGACAGCGGCGACGCGAGCCACTGCTGAGCCAGAAGAGGCGAGGCCCTCAGGTTGATATCCACCTGCGGGTAGCGCATGCCTGGCACGGTGCCCATGTTCACGGCCCACTGCGCGAGATGGATCAGGACGTCATCGCTGTTGACGTTCCGGGTGAGTTGGGTCGGCCACCGGCCTCTAGTGGCGATGGACTCTTCGTCAGTGGCGCGGGCCGATCCGCCGCCAGGCCTTGTCACCTCGACGTCGTTGACGATGTTCTGTCCATCAAGGATCGGCTGGAAGTCGGCCAGCTGGCGTGACGCGAAATCCAAAATCATGGTGGCGGCGGCGTTGTCGCGCCGGTCTCGCGCCGGGAACTCCAGCACCCCGGTTTTGGTACCGGTCGGGTTAGTGCCGGCATCGTGCATCAAGCAGCCCTCCACGTCGGCGCACTCCCGGAGCAGATCTCCCAGCGTCGAGATCCCCAGCTTGCCCATGGTCAGATCGGTTGTGGCGGATTGCGTCACGGTGTTCGGCACGTCGCTTTGTAGGCATAGCCGCTGGAACCTCTCCGAGGGGAGTTCCCCGGCAGAGCCGAAAACCAGCGCTGCGCTGATCTGCGACAGAAGCACGGTGGCCGACGAGAGCGCATCGGCGAAAAAGCCGTTGTTATAAAAGCCGAGGTGGCCGAATATTGCGTTGTCTAGGCCAGGGGCAGGATCGACCTTGATCCCGTAAACAACACCTTTGGTGCGTCCAGCGATCGTGCCGCCCAGCCCGCCGCCAGTGTCCCCGTTCATGGACAGCGCGTAATCGATGTTTGCGCCGGAGTCAAACGCGGCGAGGCAGAACACCGTGCGTTTGCCGTAGAAGTGGGCCTCGTCTATCGCGACGCTCGTCGACAGCAAGCTGGCCCCGGCGGTGTCGAGAACATCCAGCACCAGCGCCGACGTGCCGGGCGTGACGGAGACCCGCCACTCGTACGCCGTCCCGGTGGTGAAGACTTTCATAATGATCGTTTGTGCGGCCGGCTCGGTCGGCAGGCTACACGCCCACGGCAGCAACCACTGGTTGCTTGGGATGAGTGGTGGGGTTGCGACGATGGATGAAGTAGCGGACAGGGTAGCCAGCGCATCAGACCCGGTGTACAAATTCGATGCGCCGAACGTAACCCCAATGACACTGGCCGGGTCGACGCCGGCAATCGCGGACGAACCCGCAGCAGCACCAGAGCCGTCCTCGAAAGACCAGTAGGCGATCGGCCTCAGTGCGCCAAAGTCCGGAGAGTTGGAGATGTAGTTGTACCCGGCCGAATGCAGGGGCGGGGAGTTGCGTTGGATCCAGCTAAGCCGTCCCAACGCAACGACGTCGACGAAAGACGTGTTGAGACTCGGATCCCAGCGAACCTTGGCGCTGTCGAGGAACGCGGTGCCGCGGTGGTAGCTGGTGTGGGTGCCGAAACCGTTGATGCGGACCCGAATCGGCAGTTTCTGCACCAGGTATCGGGTGAACGCACCGGCGGGGTGGGTGAACTCGCCGCTGAGGTTGATCAGCGTAAACGTGATGTCCGCCGGGTCAGCTACCCCCGACGCATTCGGCCGGCCCACCTGGATCGAAACACATGTGCCGCCGCCGACTTGTCCGGTCGTGTCGTTGACGTACTGCGTGATGGGCGTCCACGTGGCGGTGGACAGATCGCTGTCCGGGTCGGCGCCCAAAGCCGCCTCGATCGACAGCCCGATCAGACCACCGTCGTACGGGGTGAAGTAGGGATTGAGCGTGCACGACAGCGCAACACCGTCGGTCTGCGCCTGACTGGCCGTCAACGTCGGCGCATAAGAGCCATCAAAATCGTTGGGGTTGACCGAGTCGGCAACATCGCCGGTGATGTCGATACCAGCACCCGCGTTGGTGGAAAGGTCAGCCCGCTCGGTACTCGTCGGCGTCCACGTTGTAGCAACACCAGTCGCCGCACGAACAGCCGCCGCAGCACTGATCCCCTGGCCATGGGAGGCGATCGCGGCAAAAGCTGGTGAGAGTGCTGTGCTACCAGTCAGGGTGTTGTCGGTACCAGTGGCCGTGATCGGGGTGGTCGGGTCCACGCCGGTGTAGGCGCCGACCCACCCCCAGGTACGCAGCGACGTGCCGAGTGTCCACGTCCAGCTGGCCGGCTCAGATGAGGCAAGTTTGTGGTACATCCACAACCTCACCGCGGTGCCGGACGCGACGGTGTTGACGAGTGTCCACCCGGCCGGCGGAGTGATGCTCGGCGCACCGCCAGCAGCTATGTAGGCGATGAGGTGGTCGCGGGACGGGTTCAAACCAGTGTCGACCAGGCCGGCCGGCTTGGTGACGACCACGGTCGTACCGGCGGCGCCGTTCGTGACGCTCTGGGAGGACCGGAAGGCGGTAGCCATTAGGTGGTTAAGCTGTATCCGGCTTGGACCTTGAAACGCAGCATCTGCAGCACCGCCGTTCCCAGATCGCGATTGCCAGCGGACATCATCGGATCCAGGGATGCGACCACGGTGATCTGCGACGGCACAGAAGCTGCCGCGGAGCCGCCCTTGTAGGGCTTGGTCATCGCCATCGACTCCTCGTGGTTGAAAACGTGCTCACCGCCGCGGAATTTGATGAGCTCCGGGCCGTGCTCACCAGCCCAGGCCCACCCGGGGGGCGGGTCACCACCGGATGCGTAGCCCAACCTCAGGGTCTGGTTCTTGTCGTACTTGTTGCCGAGCACGGAGGCGTTGTGCAGGATGACGTCGCCGACGATGGTGAAGCGCCGGTTCGCGGCCATCGCATCCAGCTGCCCCTTCGTAGCACCGGCCTGAATGGCGATCGAGTTTAGGTGATTGATCTGCTCGTTGTACTTACGGTTGATCGCATCGACGGACGCCTGGGTGCCGTCGCTGGTGGCGATGGCCTGTTCCCGCTGACGTTCGAGATCCCCGATGACTCCTCTGAGGACAGTCTGATTGTTCCGGCCGGCCTGAGAATTGTTGTCCCACTTGCCTTTGCCCTCATCCAGGTTTTTGCCCAGGTCGGCGAAGTCCTGCGCTACGGCCGTGGTGGCATCGGCCAACCCCAGCTCGGCCGTCATGAAGTCCTGCATCTTCTGCTGGAAGTCCTGGACTTTCTGCTTCGCTATCTCGGTCTCGTTGCCAAGATCGAAGATAGAGCCACCCATCTCGCCGGTGTCCTGGATAAAAAGCGGAGAGTTGGTGTTGAAGTCGTGCAAGGCGGACTGGTATTGCTTCAGCTTGTCGGTGGGCAGGTCGAGGGCACCGGCAAAGCCCACGGCGATATTGACGACCTTTTCCCACGCCTCGCTGACAAACTGCAGAGTGTTGGACAGGCCGAGCAGGATCTTGCCTAGGGCGTTGATCGTCAGCGACACGGCGGCGAAAAGCATTTGCAGTCCGATGATCGCGCCGTGCGAACGGGACACGTCGTCTAAGAAGCCCGACAGCGCCGTGCCGATCTGGGCGAATCCGTTCGCCGCGGCCCTGGCGAAGGGCTCCATTCTGTCGAAAGCCTTATTCAAGCCCGGCATTGTGTTCTTGACCATGTCACCGATGCCCGACGTGATGATCGTCAAAGACGGTGCGGCCTTCGCAAACAGCGACTCCAGGTCGAGTGACTCAACATCAGCCTTCAGAATGCCGAGAGACTCCCGGATCGGATCCACAAACGACTTACCGGCGCGGAAGAACGTACCGGCGAGACTGGACGCGAAGTCCTGCGCCGCCGACTGAACCAACGGATCCCTGCTGGCCGCGAAGATACCGCCGGCCAGGCCGAGCGTGCCGACACCACCCACCACAGCGCCGGAAACCGCCGCACCGATGGCAGGTGCGGCAGCGGCGGCGCCTGCGACCAGCGCGCCCTTCAGGACGCCCTGCACCTCAGGACCAGCGACATCCGTCGAATCGCCGAACGCCTTCGCGAAATTGGACCCCGCCTGCGTGCCAGCAATCGTCGCCATAAGGCTCGCCTCGCCGCCGAGCTTGACGAGCGAGTCCAGGGTGAGGCCTCCACCCTTGGACTTGCTCCGATCCAGCTCCTTGCGAACCTTTTCCAAGGTGGCCAGAAGCGAGGTCTGCTGACCGATCCGCTTCCCGGTGATCAGGTCGCCGGTGGCTGAGAACTCCAGGCCGAGGTTCTTGATGCTGCGCTGCACCGTGGCGATGCGCTTGTCCAGGAACTTGAGGTCAGCCTCGGCCTGCTTCGCCTTCGCCGCGAGGTCCTTCTCCAGCGCCTGCGCGGCCTCCCGCGCCGCGATACGCAGTTGGTCCTCGTGGCCCGGGACGCGGACCACCGTGGCGTCGAGGTTCTTCAGCTCCTTCTCAGCCAGCTTGGCCTGAACGGCCATGGCGTCCAACTCGCCGCCGGCCTTGTCCGCCGACCGGCCCAGGTCATCGACCTCGTCCCTGGCCTTCTTCGTGCTGACCGCGAGTTCGCCAGCGCCGCGGACGTACTTGCTGGAGTCCATGTCGACGACGACGGACAGGCGACGTGCCATCAGAGGCCTCCCGTCACGGCTGGAATCGGGTCGACACGATCAGGCCACGGCGCTTGACCTCTGCCTTGACGTTGTTTTCCATGACCGCCTCAGCCACCCGGGACGCCTCACAGGTGTCCTCGACGACGTCCCAATGCCCGGCGGTGTTGTGATCCCGGCATACCGAGGTTGGATGCCCGCACGACGAGCAGGTCTCGGCCCGCTCCTCAAGCAGCGCCAGGACCAGCCCGCGGTCCGTGTCGTCCCAGGCCACAAAACGGCTGTACGGAATGCCCTGGGCGAAAGCCGCCTCTACGTCTGCTCGGAGTCCCCGGTCAGATCGGAGACGGCGGCGGAGTTTGGGATATCAAGCCCACCCATGTTGACCATGAAAGCTTCGCTGGCCAGCTCGGTCCACGACCGCAGGTGAAGCAGCTCGACCAACTCGCCGACCTGCTCGACCGTCATCACCGGGTCGACGCACGTCCGGGACACCATGTCCGCCTGCCACTCGAAGTTGCGCGGCTCCCAGTCCTCGTCAGACTCGCCCTCCTTGCGGGTGGGCATCGCGGCGTAGAAAAGACCCCACGGCCGGGCGCCGAGCGCGCGGAGGCGGAAGTCCACCGTGGACTCACGCATCTCCTCGCGCAGCGCCTCGATCTGCTCGACAAGTTGAGGCCGGCCGGTCCCTTCGAGGCTCGTCGCCGTCTTGGTCGCGGACAACTGCCGCTCCAGCACGGTGATCTGCTCGACCAGCTCCCCGGCCAGGCACAGCGACACCACCCGGGTAGCCAGAGAGGCGCGCTTCTTGAGGTCGTCGAAGTTCACGCCACTACCGATCGGGTACTTGGGTCGAGGTAGACGGTCAGCGGGACCGTGAAGTCCCACGACGTGTCCGGGGCTGGCTTCTGCCGGTTTCCTTCGCCGGCCTCCACCGGATACACCTCGACTTGGCCGGTGAGGCCGCCGGCACCCTGGCCGACAGTCCACGCCGTGGCCTTGTCAACACCGGTGCGTACGACCAGGACGCCCAGGGCACGGTAGATAGTGGTCGACCAGGCCAGGTCTGCCGATCCGGTGCTCTGGTCGTGGTGGAAAGTCACCGAGATGTCCGGCTCGCGCCGGCCGACCCGGTTCAAGCCGAACGTCGAGCCCACGTTGCCAACATTGACCTTGCCGGTGGTCCACGAGATGTCGAGACCATCGGGAGTCACGAAGGGCGTGAAGTCCAGACCGGCGTTGAGTTCCGCGACGGTGGGCAGTGCGAGGTTGGCCGGGATGGCCGTCAGCCAATAGACCCGCACCCGGCCGTCCATGATGACGACGCTCATGCCGACTCCTCTTTCTCCGGCTCGGCCGGGCTTTCGGTCTCGTCTTCTTCTTGTGGCTCCGGGGTGGCGGCGTCCAGGTCGATGTAGCAGTCGGCTAACTCGGCGAGGCGAACCTCGCCCGCGGTCTCGCGCCATGGCGAGACGCGGAACCAGCCGATCACGCGGAGGGCGTCGAGGGTGCCGTGGGAGATGACGCCAAGGTTCGGGACGTCCGGATGCCGGACGGCGGCGAACACGTCAGATCCTGATCAGGTAATAGGTAACGCCGGTACGGGCGCCGCTGAAAGTTACCGTGGCGACGTTGGTTACTGGGCTGATCGCGGCCCGGGGGATGGTGACCATCCGGTGTCCGGTGGCCGTGCCGGTCAGAGTCGGCACAGTTCCGGCGTAGTTCATGTCGCTGACAGTCGGGTCCAGGACCGTCACGTCGGTCTGAGTGCCGGTGGTGAGCACCAGCATGATCAAGCCGTTGGGGCCGAAACTGTCCGCCGAGATCGTGTCGGACGCTGCCGGCGTGAGAGCGGTAGGCGTGATCAGCACACCCCCGCTGGGCACGCCCGGCGACTGCGAAACCTGTAGCGTCATCCGACGCGCCTCCTATATGGATTGATGGGAACTCAGCCGGTGGACATGAAGCTGTAGACGCTCACCGCGTCGTAGACGGCCCGGCCGGTTGTCTCGTCGAGTACCGGCTCGTGGGACTCGTCCTGCTTGATCGGCGAGCAGTTCCGCCCGGCGATGACCGGCCGGGCGTTAAGTAGCGACGTCCGGGCCTGCATCTGCACCGCCCGCGCGCCCACGGGAGACAACGCCGCGCAATGCACGGTGTAGGTGGTGGTGATGCCGACCTGCTGGGCAGTCAGGGATGTGCCGAGACCGTCCCGCGGCCAGGAAACCGAGGAGTAGACCAGGACGTACGGCGGGTCCGGGGTGGGGTTGTCCACGATGGAGTCGAAGACGTGCAGAATGTTGGCGTTCGCCGTCAGAAGGCTGATCGCCACCTGGACGTGCGTCTCATCAAGCGTGTCAGTCATCGACGGCGAACTCGCCCAAGGCCCAGCGCCTCACAAGTTGCAATGCACTGTGCGTGGGTGATCTTCTCTGGGGCGCCTTCGATCGACTTCACTGTTCCTCCAAGAGGTCTTCGCCGACCTTTTGCAGCCAGTAGAGGAGATTCGGCGTTTCCTTCTCCAGCGCCGGCTCACCGCCCGGGTGCGGGCCGCTGGTCAAAGTGCCGTATTCGATGAAGCTGGCCAGCCTGGCCTGAAGCGAGTGCGGGCGCGGCTCCACGGTCAGTGAGAGGACGTCGCCCTTCTCCTTGACCTGGTAGGCGATGTTTTTGACCAGGTGCGGAAGGTGCTCGTGCGGCATCGATCGCCAGCGGTCTTTCCAGTCGTCTTTGATGTTGCCGCCGGCTCTCTTCATTACCTGCCGGAAGGCGGGCTTGGCCCTGGCGGGCAGCGTCTCCAGGTCTTTGATTAAGGCGTCGAAGCCGACGCTGTGGACGCCCATGAGCCACCCCTCGACACTCGTTAGACTCGGGAACGTGAGGGAGTAGCTCAGGGCCAGAGCAGCCGATTCGTCGGAAGGTCGCCGCTTTCGATACCGGCCTCCCAAGCCATCAACTGGTCGTTTCCACGACCTCGTACTGGCGGCGGGTAATCCAGGTCCGGTGCACCGGACCAAGCACGCGGTACACGCGACCCACCAACTCCGGGTCCAGCGCCGAGGTCGTAATGGTGATGACGTCCTGCTCGACGATGCCGACAACCTCCACCGGCACGGTGATGGTCGGACTGAGAGTCACCACGTGCGCGCCCGCGAGCTCGGTGCCGGCGGGGCTTGAGGTGCCGACCTTGCACGACTGTCCGGTATAGAGCGTCGCGAAGGTCGGGGTAAACGCCCCGGTCGTTGCACTGGTGCTGCCGCCGGTCGGGTGTTGGATGGTGCACGTCTCGGTGAGGCTTGCAGCGAGGAAGGCCCGTCCGGCGAGGATGACGTTCTCCCGTCCCACGGCCACACCTCCTACGACGTCTGGGTGGTGACCGGTCGGTAGGTGAGCCCCGAGGCCAGGCTTGTGGTCGTCGTGACCGGGCGGAGTGTCCTGCCCGTGTTCGGGCCGACCGAGCCTCCGGTGTCGGGGCGGACGGTGACCTGGCCCCACACGTCCAGCGTGGCCGTGATCGTCGCCGTGGTGGTGAGGGCCGCCGCGGCGGACTGCACTGCCGACGTCGAGGCAGTCGCGGTGATGGTGGCCGCCAGGGCGAGTGACCCGGCCGCCGGCTTGGTGCTTGTACCCGTCGCGGTGGCCGTGGCGGTGGTGGCGACCGCCGCGTCGAAGGGCTTGGTCGTGGCGGCGGCGGAAGTGATCGTCGCGGCGATGACTGGTGCCGCGTCGATGTTCTTCCCGGCCGTGACGACCGCCGCAGCCGCGGTGACGGTCGCGGTAGCCGTGAAGCCCACGTCGACCGGCTTGGTCGACGTGGCCGCGGTGGTGATCGTCGCGGTGTGCGCCAGCGTGGCGCCGGCTGGCTTGGTGGTGGATCCAGCCGACGTGATCGCGGCGGTGCCGGTGAGGCTGGCCGTGACCGACTTGATGGTGGCCCCGGCCGAAGTGATGGTTGCTGTGCCGGCCAGAGCCGCCGTGACAGGCTTGGTCAGGGACGAGTCGGAGGTGATCGCCGCCGTGACCGCGAGGGCGGCGTCGATGGACTTCGCCGCCGAAGTCACCGTGACCGCGGCGGTAATGGTGGCCGTCGCGGTCAGGCTAGCGTCAGCCGGCTTCGTGGTCGCGGCCGCCGCGGTCAGCGCCGAGGTGGCGGTCAGGCTGGCGTCGACGGGCTTGTCCGAGGCTGCGTCGGTGGTGACCGTTGCCGTGGCGGAAAGCGCCGCGTCGGCGTTCTGGCTCGGCAGGGGATCCGGGTCCGATTGCCACATCCGCTGCCGGCCCGCAACCAGACGGCGCAGCATCCACGGCGGGACGATCGGTGGCGGAGGGTTGGGCGGCGGGTCAGGGTCGAAAAACCCTGAGCTCTTGACCGCTATGGAGAGGGTGCCACCCGGTGCGTCGGTGGGGGTGAGCGAGTCCCACCGTTGTGCACCGGTCGGCACACTACTTTGCAGCTGCTGGGCACAGACCGCCATGCTGGCGAACTTGTTGCCAAGCTGGATACTGCCGTAGTCCTTGAGCAGCGGCGCTGTGCCGAAATACTCGTCGCCGGCGCTAGAGATCGCTAGTCCACAGATGAGCAGATCATTCTGCGCTGTCGGATTAACCGACGGGGATAGCGCCTGGCCGGATACTGGGCCGGCATTGTCGGTGGCCACCACAACGACCGGAGTGGTGTCTTGGTTGTAGACAGTGATCACGGCTGCAGTTACCTGGCCGGCGGCCGTGTAGCCGAAGTCCCATGTGGACGGATCGTCCGGGGCGTAGATGTGTGACCAGACGCGGCCCTGGGAGTTGGTCTGGTCGTAGTTGCCTTCGTCTGTCCAGCCGGGCGGGGCGGTCAGGTCGCCCAACCCTGATGTAGCGGCTTGCGCGATGAAAACGAGGAGTAGCTTTTCGGCCCCGAACTGCGGTGGCCTGGGGATGGTCAGCGGGGACTGCGAATTTTCTACATACAGAGCGACTTCGGCGACGTCTGCGATTTGAGCGGTCATCGCCTACTGGCCCCTTCTGGGGTTGATCAGGTAAGCAGAACGCCGGTGAGTAGCTGGGCGTTGAAGAAATAATCATTGGCGCCGCCCAGCGTTGCCTGGCCGTGGGCGAGGCGGTACAGGCTGGACCCGGACGCCCCGCCCAGGTCGGTGAAAGCGGCCCGCAGGCTCGTCACCTCACCGGAGGTATAGCCCAGTCCGGTGAGAAAAGCATCGTTGGGAACCTTGTTGGTGTTGTTGAGAAGTGCGCAAAAATCATTGCACCGCTGCAGGGAATCCCGCAACGTGACGACCAGGCCGGCCGCCTTGAGGTCGATGTCTGCTTTGGTAATGGTGTAGCCGAGCGACATAACCGCCCCCTAATTCAAGATCATCATGGATAGGTTGTAACACGTCACGCCATTGGATGCACTCGACGTGCCATAGGTAGCGCACACACCCCACGCCCGGCCGATGGTCGAGTCATACGTGGCACGCGTCCGCAGCGCGGCCGTCGACGGAATCATGATCGCCGGAGCCGCCGTCAAAGACGTCCCCAACTCCACTTCACCCAAGCCGACGATCGTCGTAGTCGCGCCCAGCGTGCCCGTCACCAGACCACGCCACTCCAGACGCCACGGCCAAGCCGCCGCACCCGACCCCGTAGCCGCCGCCGTGTACTCCCACTGATCGGTGATCGCCCCGGCCACAGAACCGAACCAGACCCCCAAACTCAGTGTCGGAGTACCAGTGGTGGAGAATTCGCCCTCCGCCTCGATCTTGAACTTGGTGCCCAAACGCACGGTCCCGCCCTGAACGACCGGAACAGGCTGCGGCGACACATCCCGCCGGGTCGTGAACGTATTGGCGGCCGCGGCGACCGCAGTAGCGAAAGGCCCTACCGGCGTAACGAGATAGATATCCATGTCAGGTGGTCGCGATCAAAGGGATACGGCGACCACGTTGTGCGAGCCACAGTCCAGACATGCGAATCGAGCGCCCTTCCCGTGCTTGCCCTGCCGAAGCTGGAGGTTCTCCAGCCGGTTGTCCATCTTGTCACCATTGATGTGATGGACGGTTTCGCTCTTCTCCAACGGTCGACCCAGGGAGCGGGCCATAACGAGGCGATGCTCGGGTACGAATCCTGACTTCCAGGCCATGACGTAGAGCGGGTCGGTCTTAGGTAGCCATAGAGCCCGGTACCCCTCGACGATCCTTTCGTCCTTATGGTCGCTGCGCTCCGCACGTGGCGAAGGTAGTCCGCATCGTTTCGCCCATTTATTGGCCGTGGTGATCCCGATCCCGAGTTCCTTGGCGATCCTTCTGGCGCCTAATCCCTGCTCGCGGAGCGCTTGGATCTTGGGAACGTATTCCGGTTCTGGCGGCCGTGCTGGTCGCCGCGCAACTCCGTGCCTTTCGAGTATTTTCAGGATCCATGCCACCGAGCATTTGTCAGCGGCTGCTATCTGATTTAGGGACTGGCCAGCTACGTACCGGTCACACACATCGCGTTCGTACCGGAGTTGGTGGGAACGTTGCCTGCCCTCATATACGCCACCTGACCGAAGCACTTTGGCGATCTGAGTCCAGCCGGTGTCGTACTGACTACGCAAGCCTGCGGCCGTCGCCCCACCGACGTAGGCCGTGACGATTGCGTCGGTCTCTTCCGGCGTCCATTGTCGAATCCTCATCCCCCCCATCATAGGGGAAATAGTTAAGCTGCGATGGGCGCAAGTCCCACCGTTAAAGTGGACAAGGTCAAGGTGTCACCCGTGTTCACCGTCTTATTTGCCGTAAGAGCGGCCGAGAAGTAGAAGGTGCCTGCCGTCGACGCAGACCACACGCTGATCCAGGCGACAATTTCACCGTTCGTGCCTGTCCAGTTCGTCCACGAAGTGGTGCCGAGGATGGTGATCTGGTTCGACGCTGCGGCGTTGAACGTCAACGCCTGCCGGCTGCCAGCCGTCGACACGTTCGCCGTGCCCGACGCGCCCGGATCGCCGGCACTGGTGTGCAGCTGGACGAACAGAGTCGCTGGCGGGGTGAAGGCCACGCCGTTCCCGCCGCCGCGCATGATGTTCAACCATGCGTGGGCCTGGTTCACGGACGAGAGACCAGCAGCCATCTCAGACGACCTTCGTCATGAGGACGCAGACCTTCGAGACGTCGTTGGTGTTCTCACCGTTGAGCCAAAGCGGATCACCAGCCTGAAGGACGAACTTGATTCCGTCCGGCGTAGTCCGAGAGCTAAAGTTCTGCCCGCTCGCCATGGCTTCGCTCCTCTACTGTGGATGGTTCGGCGGCCAGCACAGGGGCCTTGATGACCTCGGCCTCGGCGGTGATGACTAGCTCCCACCGGTTCACGATCGGTTCCGGTTCCGGCTGCATACCTCTACCTCATTGCAAGATCGACGGCACGACCGGAACAACAGTCCAGTGCCAGTCAGGTTCGGGGAATGAGTACAGCGGCGTGTTCACGCCACTGTAGGTACGGGCAGCCGTGTCGAGGATTTCCTTACGGCGAGCCCGGTCGTAGCTGACGGAGTACTCGTCGATCGACTGCGACGAGGCAGCGTCGGGGTTGCGGAACGCGATCCCGGCCAGCTCGATGCCCCACGCCCACAGGTTGTTGGGGACGGGGGAGGGCCAGGGGGTGGTAATGCCGGTAGCTGTCTCCAGCCAGCCCGACGCCCACCGCCTGACCCTCGTCGCCGTCTCGGTGTCGACGGCGGGGACCTGCAACCAACTCGGCAAATCAGTAAGCTCGAAAAGGTCCCCGGCCGGCATTTACTTTCCTGCCGCCTTCGCAGGGGCAACCTTGGTCGGGGCCTTAACCTCTTGCGCGGCCTTATCTTCCTCGGCCTGCTGCTTGTCGACCTGCTTGGTCTCGCCCGCGTCCAGCCACTCCGCATACTCCCGGCGAACGAGGCTGGCCACGTTCTCCGGATCTGCGAATTCGGGCAGGACGGCACCTTGATAGAAGCCGCAGACCGTCCACTTGCCGGTGACTGAGTCCAGGAGCTTCACGGTCGCGTACGCCGCCGTCACTCGCGCTCGACGAGACATCAGGTCACCACACCGGTGATCTCGTAGCCGGCCCCTGTCTCCTGAACATAAGGAACCGTCAGACGACGCGCCTGAAGATCCCAGGCATCCTGTCCATCCTTGCGGATGGACTTGACCTCGACGCCTGCGAAGCCGCCGAATGCCGCGTAACCAGGTGCGCTCGCCGTCTCGTCAGCCATGCCGCCGAGCTGGGTGGAATCCAGCACCCACGCCCGAGTGGCAACCGGCAAGTTGGGCGTCTTGATGACCTTCAGGTTCGCGACCGTCTCGATCATGCCGGTGTAGACCGGATTCTCGGACGTCTCCCGCTTCCGCAGTTGCGCAATCTGATCATTGAGCATCAGGAAGGTGTACGCCTTCGGGCTGACCACAAGAGTGTCAGCCTTGTAGCCAAGATTCAGATCCTCAATGAATTGGATCCCCAGCAGAATGTCCTGAAGGGGCTTTGCGGTAGCGAGAGTGTCCCAAATGCCTGCCGTGGCGACCTCGGTAGTGATCGCGGTACCAATGGCGGCCATGGAGATCGTGTCTACCTGCTTGATGACCGTAGTAACGACCTTGGTCAGGGCCCGGTCCACGGCCGACATCGGCCACGACTTCCGGGTGATCTCCTCGTCGGTCAGCAGCGCCTTCTGGCCCCACTTGGCCACCGCAGCAAGACCAGCGGTGCCGGTGGGTAGATTGGCGTACGGGTATTCCGACCCGGCCGACACGGCCTCAACGGGGCGGTCAGAAATGAATGGCTCGGTCATGTCGTACAGGACCGCGCCGCCGCTGGCCCGCTGACGGTCCTTGAGTAGCTGATCCGCGACGAACCGTAGATCGGTCGCGTCGCGGAGCCGCCGCTGAATACGGGCCGGGTCGGAAAGGAATCGACTGATGGTGAGCAGGTCACCCGAAAGGGTGGGCACCGCTGCCGGGAATGCGTAAGGCATTGACTATCTCCTTTCGGGTTACTCGGGGTCCGGGTTGCTGTGGCCGTTGGCAACAGCAGCCGAGACGATGCCTTCGTAGGCGTCGCTAAGTGCGTCAGTGATCGTCGAGAAGTTCTCCGTGGTGTACGAAGTTTCGTGAGACTCCACAGCGGCCAATGCGACCATGCAGTCCGTAGAGAGCTTGGTGAGGTAGATCCCCATCGTCATGTTGCGGAACGTTCCGCCGGTCGGGCTAGCCATCAGCGCCGCCCCTGGACTCGGAGCTTGAGTGGGGAGCCAGCGGCCGTGGTCACGGCAATACCGATGAGAGTGCCGATGGCGGAGCCGGCAGCGATGGACGTGGTTACCGGGTCGACCTGACCGGCCGCCGCGGTCTGGATACCGCCAAGGGCAGTAATCGCGTTTGCGGCCACCAACTCGTGGATGCAGCCGTCCATCGGCCATACGGTGACCCTGCCGCCCGACGGGGCATCATGCGCGGCAACACCAGCAACGATTGCCGAAGCCGCACCAGAGACCGTCACTGTGCTCGCGGCGGACCATACAACGACGTTGCCGCCGGAAACGGCGCCGCCGGTGGTGACCGTGAAAGGAACAACGCCGCCGCTGTAGATGGGTGTGTAATCAGCCATGGCTTACGCTGCCTTTCCGGGCGGGGAAAGCCGGGCGATCTCGCGGTCTAGTTCGTCGTCCTGCCCCTCGACATCGCCCGCATACCCCGACGCCATGACGGCAAGCTGGGCATTCGGCGTCATGATGTCAATGAAGCTGCGGGTCGCGTCCGGGTTGAGATCCCATTGGTCGGAGATCTGCTTGCGCTGGGCCGGGGTGAACTTTCCCGCCTGGATCGCCTTCGCGATTATCTCGTCACGTTCGTTGCGCTTCGACTTGGCCACGAAATCGCTCAAAGTTTTGATGGTCTTCTGGTTCTCATCCCAGACCGAGCTGGCGAGAACGATCATCCCGGGCGGAACCGCAGATGCCGCAATAGGTTGCGCCTCCGGCCCATCCTTGGGCGGCTCGGACTGCGGGACGAATCCAGCTGCCGCGAGTGCCTCCATCACCTCGTCGTCGGAGGCGTCGTCGAGACCGAGCGCCTCTCGGAATTTTGCCGGATCCATGCCGGTCTCCTTTGGACTTGTTGGGACTACCGCCTCCGGGGCGGGACTCTGTGGTGGCTCGGCCTGGTCGTCATCAGGTGCGGACGCGACGAGGTGCCGCGCGGCCGATGCGGCCAACGCGATCTGTAGATCGGCCAAGGATTTGATGTTTCGCACACCCGGCGGGGTCACGCCGAGGAACGCGAGTCCAGAAAGGACCAGCGAGTACTCGCGCCCGTCGTAGGTGAAGTCCTGCCAGCCCTCGATGCTGCGGTTCGGCCAGCGGGTAGGGGCCGAAGCGGCCAGCCAGCCCGGCATTCCGGTGATGTCGCCGAGCAGCACAGGCCCGCGGTCGTCCTCGGCGTAGCGGACGTTCGTCACCACGCCGAAGGTCGGCTCACCGTCACCGTCGAAGCGGGCGTCACTGTGCCCGAGCTTGATCGGCACGCCCTGACCGCCAGAGGCTGCGAAGAAGTCGCCCGCGTCGCGGAGCATCTGCGCGCTGAACATGGTCTCGCCGGTCTTCAACTTCCACACGCCGGGCCTGGCCAACTCGACGCCGAGGAGATCCGGCCCGGAGGCCTTGACGTCGCTGGCGAACTCGATGCCGTACTTGCGGCCCGCGGCCTTGATCGCAGACTTGACCTTCGCCAAGTCTTCGGCGGAGTATTTGGCCGCGTTCTTCGGCATGTTGATGTAGGACCAGGCCGCCCGGCACTCAGCCTCGGAATCGAGGGCATACCGTTTCTTGCCGTCCGACTGGTAGCCCATGTCGGCGTAGTGGTGTGCCTCGGTGTGCGCGTACTCGACCGACGCGGCGATGAGCTCCGGCTCGGCCGACGCCTTCACGCACGGCGAGAGCTTCCGCGCATCGCCCAGCCGGCGGGCCAACGTGGGGCTTGCATGCCCGGTCGGGCGGGTACCGAGCTTGGCCTGCAACGCCTTGACCGCGGCCTCGGTCTTCGGCCCGAACACGCCATCTTCGGCCACATCGCCGAATCCCATACCGGCCAGAAGGTGTTGGAGGGTACGGACTTGGGCCGGGTCGTTGGGGCCTTTGCGGGACAGGGTGCTGGTCACCGCCGCGGCAGGGGCAGGGGCCGCTTTCGCGGCCGGCTTCGCACCGGGCTTACGGACCTGACGGCGAGGCGCGACCTTCTTCCTGGCCGCCGCCGGTGCCGTCTTGGTCGACGACGTGGACTTGGTGGCGAACTGGCCGCCCTGCGGCGAACCGGCCGGGGCGTGCGGATGCTTCGACTGATCCTCGCTGGCGCCGCCCTCTTGCTGGTACATCGCGGCGACCGGCTCTAGGGCATGCGTCATCGCCCACACCACCTTTCGGCTGCGTGGGCTCACGCCCGATTTGGATTACGTCAGTAGGCCTTGCGGGGCGTCATCTTCTTCGGTGTTTTCGGCTTCGGCGCTGCCTTCTTCACCGGAGGCGGCAAGTATTTGGCGGGCTTCGCCACGGGGAACCTCTCCTCAGCCTGGTCCGACTACCTTTCCGCGGGGCGGCTTCCCGTGCGCGACCCTGTTCTTGTCGCTACCCGCCGCGTATCCCTTGACCTCGATGAACCAGCGCGAGGCGAAGACCTTCGCCTTATCGGGCCCAACGTGTTCAGTCAGCAGTGCAACAAGCGTCGTCCATGGCTTCGGCGAGTCGACCCACTTGGCCCGACCTTCGCCGCGGGTCCAGTAGTGGTGCAACTCGTCGTGGCCTGGCGTGACATCGTGGCCGGCCGCGGCGCGGACGATGGACTTCTTGCGTCGCAGTGACGCCCGGATCTGCGCATCGCTACGCCCATCAGTTTTGACACCGTTCGCCGTGGCGAGGGCATGGAGCTCGGCGCCCTTAACGGCGGTCAGACCGTCAGGGTTCGCCGCCTTCTTGGCTGCTTTCGTCGCCGGCATGGGCTTGTCGCCATGCGTCCGACGCCAGGCCTCTTCCTCGGTGATCCGGCCACCCGTACCGGTCTGGTGAGTCTTGGGCAGCGGACGCGGCGACGGGTCACCGATATGCAGAACATCGCGAGGCTCCCCGCCAATGACTACAGCCGCCTTGCGGTCCGCTTCAGTGAGGGACTTCTGATTCAGCTCAGCCCGCAGGTAGACGTCTGGACGTTCGATCATTCGGTTGAGTGCCGCGTCGACCTCGGCGCGGTCGTGTCCGGCGCCCATCTCCTTGCGCAGATCAGCAAGGAGTACGTACTGCTTAAGGTCGGGATGAGCTGGCGCCTCGCGGCGGGCCGTGATGCGGGCGTACGCAGATGAGATGTTGTTCTCGACCTGAACGTCGCGCAACGCCTTCAAATGCTCGGCCGGTCGCGTCGCGGACTCGGCCTTCGCATGGTCGAGTAGCGCCTTGACGATGTCCTCGCGAGGCGCACCACGCTTCAGACTGATGCCCCGGGCCACCGCGGCCTTCCGCAACGGCTCACGGTCGATCTCCTTACCGTCCACTGTGAACGGATCAACGTGGCCGGCCGCGCCGCGGCCCCACTGCTCCAACGCGTCGGCGATCTTCCCGCCGATACCTCCACCCTTGGTCCACCGGCCACCGCCCGGGCCGCCGCGGGGGGCACGAACCTGGGCCGGATCGAACATAGCTGCGACCTTAACGGCCTGACCGTCAACCCACTCGTCAAGCGCGGCAAGAACCTGCTCCGCCTCATCATCAACATCCTCGCCGAGGCGTTCCACTTCGGCCGACGCTGCCACCGACAGGGCCCCCATCGGCGTATCGGCCGGCGGGGTCGGGCCCTGGGCTGTCGGCGGGGTGCGGACTGTCTTCGGATCGGCCGGCGGGAGGCCGTAGTACTGGCGGGCCTGACCCTCCAACACCTCATCCGGGCGGATCACACCAGCGTCCACAAGCGACTTCAGCGACTCCGCCGTCGCGGCCTGGCGGGAGCCGATCTCGTCGAAGCAGATCCGCGGCGCCGGCTCTTCCGAGCCCCAGTTGACGTCTACCAAATCCTCGACGATGTGCATACTCGCCACGTCGGCGATCGACTGGGCGAGGGTCTGAAGCGACAACGTGAAGAAGTCCATGAAGGACGTGCCGAGGGCGTAGCTGCCGTGAGACTGGCTGTCCAGGTTCAAAAAGTGCGCCAGAACGGCGCGGGCGATCTGCTCGTCGTGGTATTTGATGGCCGGCAAAGCGTCGGGAAGCTCACCCTCCACACCGACCAAGCGCAACTTCGACCCGAACGGGATAGCCGAACCGGCCGCCTCGCCGGCACGCCACGCCTTCGCCATCGCCAGACCGATAGCGTGCTGCTCCGCGGTCGCGCCCTCGGCATCCTCATAGAGCGGGATCCCCATACCATTGCGTTCGATCGTCTGCGCCTGGACGCGGAGCAGCCGGTCCTTGATCAACCAGTTCTTGTATGCCTGGCGCAGGATCGAACGGCCCAACCAATTCGCGCCCTCACGCTTGTACACATAGGCGACCAAACGGTTGACCGGGATCGGCCTCTGCGGGCCGCGCTGGTCCAGCGTCCCCCACTGAGTGATCGACACGAGACCGCCGTCGCGGGCAACGTCGATCTTCTCAATCGTGCGCGGCATCCGCGGCGACAGCTTGCCCAGATGCGCCCGGGTCCCGTCGTGGTTGACCCGGTAGGTCTGCTCGAAGAAGCTGTGCCCAAAGGGAAGCATCAGCAGAGCCAGCTCCAGATGCTCCAACCACGAGAAACGGTCCTTCGTCCGCAACGGCGGCTCCGGATTGTGCCCCACGATCGGCAGACCCAAATCGTCGGCAACATGCTCGACAACCTCCATGCGCGCCCCGGCCGGATCTATACGCCACGGGGTACGCAGCACCGGACGGATGACCGCCTCCAACACCGAGCCCACCTGTGCGTCGGTGCGACGCATCGCGTCATACACCTCAACCGACTGCGGCCACATCAGCTCCGGGGTGGTCTCCCCGTCATACGCCCACCACTGCGCACTGTTATAGGTCTGGGAGACGTAGCCGATCTCAACGGTAGGAGCCAGAGGAATAGTCACGACACCCCCGATCAAAACCCAGCGCTCATAAGGTCAGACATGCCCGAGTAGGAGTCCTTGCTGTCGTGCGGGACGAAGGACGGGGAAAGGGGGGGCGCCTGAATCGGGCCGTGGAGTATCCATAAGCCCATGCACAGGGTGATCGCCGCGTCGATGTGCCTCTTGCTCTTGCCCTTGGAGAGGGTGAAACCCCGGTCCTGTTCCCGCTTCACTGCCGACTTGACGTGCGCCCCAAGCTCGGGGTCACCATCGTGGACGACCTTGCGATCAAGGATCAGGTCGAACGCGAGCCCGCATGCTGGCGCCATCCGCTGCGGCGACTGATCAAACTGGACGGCCAGGATGCCCTCGTCCTCCAGCATCCGGCCGGGCAACTCGAAGAACCGCGGATCGTAGATCACGCCACGGAACTGCAGCCCGCGGGCCTCGCCGCGAATGTAGTTGAAGACGTCTAGGTGATCGACGGGACCGTTCTTAGGCCGCCAAATCCGGGCGGTGATCGCGAAACGGCCGTCCGGGAGCGCCTCGATACGCGATACCGCCACCGAATCGTGCTTCAAAGCCATGTCGACGGCGACAACGAACGGGTTACGCGGGTCCGAAGTCCACGCCCCCTCGCAGGCACCCCAGGCCCCCGGGTGGTCCTTCAGCCACGACTCCTCAGCCACGTCGACCCAGGAGTTGGCGAAGTAGCGCAGCCACTCGTGTCGCGGGTAGGACGGCTGGCCCCAGGCGTTGACGCGGTCCCGCACCGACCAGAGCACCCCGGCTGCTCCAGAAGCGGCCCTCACGGCAATCTCGCGGTCGCCCGGGTCTTCGTAATTCAGCCCTTCCGGGGCCTCCTGCCAGTCAAACAGCAGCCGCGGCGACTTCGACGGGTCATACAGCGCACCCTGGCCGCGCTTGTACTCCTCACCCAACATCGAATCTTCGACGTCGAACCCAGCGGTGGAGATCCGCAGGATCCGGCCCGAGCCCCGCGGCGTGCGACGCTTCAGCGTCGACTTACCGATGACCGTATGGACGCGGGCCTTACGCGACCCCGGTGCGCCCCACTCGTGCAACTCATCGCACAGGAGCAGCGACGGCAGCCCGCCCTCGTTGGTCCCCGCGACCGCGGCAACCCGGAAGATCCGCCCCGGCCGGCCGTCGGCAAAGGTGATCTCGGTGTCGTAGACGTTGAAATACCCGCACAGCGGGGCGTCCTTCACCACCTGGTCACGGCCGCCACACATGGTCGCCGCCGCAGTGAACAAAAGGTCGGCCTGCTCAAACGACGCGGCAGAGATGGGGATGTTAGGCGATGGAACCGCTATCTGCGGCGGCCCGGCAAGCTCCAAAACGGCGATCGCGGCAATGAACTGGGTCTTTCCATCCCCCGTGGCAGCGCCCCGCAGCCCCTCGTTGAACCTCCACTCGCCACACTCGGGACAGAACTCATACCAGCGATAGAGGAAGCGCTGCTGGTCGATGCGCAACCTCAGCGGCTTGCCGTACCAGTCGCCCTCGCCGCAGATACAGAACTGCTCGATCCAGTCGACCGCGACTTCACCCTCAGTCGGCCACAACTCGCCCGGCGACGGCTTCCACCCGCACGCCTGACAGCCCGGATCAGGCCTCGATGACCCGAGGGTCGGGCCGGACAACCTCCGGGGCGGGGCGCTGACCGACACTGCCACCCCCGAACTCACTGTTGAGGTCGGCCAGGGAACGGCGTTCGGTGATGACCGCGATGCCCAGCGCCGAGCGATTGAGGGCACCCATGCCCATCTGCTTCTCGCAGGCCTGCACGGCGGCCAGGGCCTTGTAGGCGGTCCCATACATCGGGTTCTCCACCGGCTGTCCCTGCGAACCCCGAACGACCGGCTCCATATCGGCCGCGCCCATCAGACGCAGGTAGCGATCCATCTCCGTCACCCAGCGAGACAGCACGGCCCGGTCGACCGGCGTCTGAACCTGGGAAACGCCGTCCTCCCAGTAGGCCTCCCACGCGGCCATCGCCTGGTCGCAGAGGCCCCCGGGAGCCTCGAAACGCGAGCCGACAACGACGGTCAGGTCAGCGCGGCGGCCGTTACGGGGGTCGATGGCGTGGCCGGCGGGCTTCTTAGTACGAGGCATCGTCGCGCCCCCTACCCGAACAGGAAAAGCTGCTCGGGCCCGCCGCGTGCGCCCTTGCGCCAGTTGCAGTCGAAGTGGGCCAACTGGACGTTCGCCCTGGTGTCGTCGAGACTCTCCGAAAACGGCACCTTGTGGTCGATCGACGGCGACTTGGGGTGAGGATGCGGCTTCATCATGTCCACCCGTTTGCGGCAGAGCTGACAGGTGAACCCGTCTCTGGTCGCGATATCCATGAGCGTGTACGGCTCCGACGCAGCCTCGCGTTGACGGGCTCGACGCCGACGCCATTTCCGCTCCTGCTGTGCTGCCGCACGCTCGGGATTCTGGCGCGTCCATTCCCGAAGGCTCGTACCTCGGCTGCGGTTCGGCTGGAACTGTCGGTTGTAATGCGTGCAGCACATGAAGCGCTTCCGGCTGGGCTTGTCGCAGCCAGGCTCAATACAGGGTGGAGCGTCCTGGCGTCGACAACCCGGACCGCAGTACTTCGCCATGGGATAGCCCATGAACTCGGCCCCGCACGGACACTGGCGTGCGACCCTCTCCAGCGGCTTCCGCGGGGGTCGTGGGGCTGCCGCGGCGAGAGCTTGAGCCTCGGCACGGCGGACGCGTCTGCAACCGTGGCAGGTGCGCCGAGTTGGCGGCAGCGAGTTGGGCGTGCCCGGCAGCATCTCGCCGCAGACAGAGCAGGGGGCGGCGTACTTCGATGGCATTGGAGGTCTCCCCGGAAATGCGGAAGGCCCCGCCGGGGAGCGGGGCCTTCCTACCTCTGGTGATCAAGCCAGAGGGTGACTATAAGTGATGGCAGTCCTAAGTGGACTGATATTGGCTACAGAGCGTGATTGAAAAATGAGATCACTTGTTAACACGAAAGATTTTGGGG